CGATCCCGAACGATCCTGCGGTGCAAGCCCATGTGGCGGCCATGCGGTACCCGCCCACGCTCAGAGCCGCTGGCAACCCCGGCGCTGCGGGTCTGTTCTCCAGCGACGCGGCCAAGATTCTGCTGGAGCAGGAGTTCCTGAAGGCCGGCGTCCACATCCGCCAGATTTGCCCCAACCTCGGTGACACCCAGCGCCCGCTGGGCCACATGACGTTGGAGACGCTGGGCTTCGGCTCGCTCATCGTCACTTACCGCAACTGCCCCAACAACGCGCCACTGGCGTTCTGGGTGGATGCACCGTGGTATCCGCTGTTCCCGCGCACCACGAATACGCAAACGGCAGTGCGCAGGATGTTTGCGAGTCTGACCGGAGACGATCTCTGATGGCCGAGAGAGATCAAACCCGCACCTACAGCCGCAAGGAAAGCGTCGTCTTCCTCAAGACCGACGAGCCGTTCGGCGGCCTGTCCAACATGGCGGGGGGCTACCCGATCCATGTGAACGGGGTGCGGATACTGACCTCCGAAGCGCTGTATCAGGTCTGCCGCTTTCCGCATCTTCCCGACGTGCAGAAGCTGATCATCGGCCAGGTCAGCCCGATGACGGCCAAGATGCGGAGCAAGCCTTACCGCAAGGACTCGCGCCCGGATTGGGATCAGGTGCGCGTGCGCATCATGCGCTGGAGCCTGCGCATGAAGCTGGCCAACAACTGGAACACCTTCAGTGCGCTGCTGCTGAAAACCGGCGACCGGCCCATCGTCGAGGAGTCGCGCAAGGACGCATTTTGGGGAGCCAAGGTCGTTGACGACGGCGACACCCTGGTCGGCATGAACGTCTTGGGCAGGCTGCTGATGGAGTTGCGCGAGCAGGTGAAGCAGCAGGGGCGCGACGCAGCCCTCGATATCGCACCGCCGGACATTCCGCAGTTCCTGCTGTTCGGGCGGCCGATTGAAGTGGCAGTGGGCGTGCCAACGCCGCAGGCCGTCGAAGCACAGGAGCAAGGCTCCCTATTCGGTGCGGACACAGCCGCCGCCGTCGAGGCTGTGGCTGCTCGGGCACCGGTTGCTCAGGCCAAGACGGTCTATGAAGCCTATCGCGCATCGGGTCTGCCTTGGGTGCCGCATGTACCAGAAGGCTGGCAGGTGCTGCGCAATGGCCGCCTGTTCGGTCATCGCGTCGAAACCGGTTATCCCGACTTGCCGATTCTCGAAGTTTCGCTGCGCACCGGCGTGCGCGTGCGCGACATGGAACATGGCAAGCGCAAGCAGGTGATGAGCCAGAAGGAGAACTACAAGCGCGCGGTCAAGGGTGACATCGCCTACAACATGATGCGCATGTGGCAAGGCGCGGTCGGCCCTGCTCCGGTCGACGGCTTGGTGAGTCCGGCCTATGTCGTGGTCAAGCCGTTCGCCGAAGCCAACAGCGCCTATTACAGCTACCTGTTCCGCACGCAGGCGTACATGCGCGAGGTCAACAAGTTCTCGCGCGGCATCGTGGCCGACCGCAACAGGCTGTATTGGGAATCCTTCAAGCAGATGCCTTCGCTCGTGCCCCCGCGCCCGGAGCAAGACCAGATCGTCGCCTACCTGCGCGCGCAGGATGCCCACATCGCCCGCTTCATCAAGGCCAAGCGTGATCTCATCGCGCTGATGGCCGAGAAACGAAGTGTCCTTGCAGAGCGTGCGATTTCATCAGCGGACACGCAATACCTTCGACTAGACCGAGTCGTCTCGCTTCTGGCAACGCCAATCACCAGGGAGCCGAAGGCGACTTACACCCCGATTGGCATGTTCAACCGTGGGCGCGGCATCTTCCACAAGCCATTGACCGAAGGAAAGCATCTTGGGGATTCGACATTCTTCCGAATCGGAAAGGGCGACCTGGTATTCAGTGGGCAGTTCGCTTGGGAAGGTGCTATTGCTGTCGCAAGTGCAGAAGATGAAGGGTGCATTGCGTCCCATCGCTACCCGATTGCCAAGTGCAAACTGGATGCTGTCACGCCGGAGTATCTCTACACGTTCTTCTTGAGCAAGGCTGGCGACCTGATTCTCAACCATCATTCACGCGGCGCAGCGGGACGCAATCGCCCGCTGAATCCGCGCTCGCTGTTAAAGGAGAAGATTCCGGTTCCGCCGCTGCATCGGCAACGCGAAGTTTCCGATTTCCTCTATGAAGAACTATCGGTGCGCCGCGAGATAGAGAAGGAAATTGCCTTGATCCGCGAATACCGCGACCGCCTGATTGCTGACGCCGTCACCGGCCAGGTTGACCTGCGCGGCTGGCGGCCCGGCCCGGACGATGCCGTCAGCGACGACGATCTTGCTGCGCTGGGCGACGATGAAGCCGCACCCACCGAGGAGGATGCCGATGGCGAAGAAAACTGACACCAAAATTGTGTCGACACCGCCGACACAATCTGCCGCCCTGCAAGCTGCGGGACAAATGGCCGCTCTACCCACCACCGGGCAAGGCGAGTTTCTGCTCTACCAGACCGAGGACGCCCAGACCCGCGTGCAGGTGCGCTTTGAGGCGGGTGACGTGTGGCTGACCCAGCAGCAGTTGGCCGATCTTTATCAAAGCTCGCCACAGAACATCACCCAGCACATCCGCGCCATCTACCAGACCGGGGAATTGCAGGAGGCGGCAACTTGTAAGCCGTACTTACAAGTTCGGCAGGAGCGCGGTCGGCAGGTCAGCCGCAGCCTCAAGCACTACAACCTGGAGGTGGCGCTGGCCATCGGCTACCGGGTGAAGTCGCACCGTGGCACGCAGTTCCGCCGCTGGGCCACGGAGCAGCTCAAGACCTATTTGCGCAAAGGCGTGCTGCTGGACGATGAGCGCTTCAAGCGCGGTGACGACGCCGAGTATTTCGAGGAGCTGCTGGCGCGCATCCGCGACATTCGCTCGTCGGAAAAGGTGTTCTGGCGCAAGGTGCTGGACATCTACGCCACCAGCCTGGACTACGACCCGCACACCGAAACCTCGCAGCAGTTCTTTGCCACGGTGCAGAACAAGATGCACTGGGCGGCGCACGGCCACACGGCGGCCGAGCTGATCGTGCAGCGTGTGGACGCCAAGGCGCAGAACATGGGCCTGACCAGCTGGGCCGCTGCCAGCAAGGGCGGGCCGGTACGCAAGGCGGACGTGGGCATCGCCAAGAACTACCTGAATGCCGAAGAACTGGACACGCTCAATCGCATCGTCACGGCCTATATCGAGGTGGCGGAATTGCAGGCGCAGGCGCATCAGCCCATGACCATGCGCGATTGGGCAACAGAGCTGGACAACTTCCTGCGCCTGACCCGCAAGGACATCCTGACTCACGCTGGCAAGGTGCCAGCCAAGTCGGCGCTGGCCAAGGCCGAAGCGGCCTATGCCGAATATCAGGCGCGGGTTCGCAACCTGCCGTCACCGGTGGAAAAGGACTTCGAGGCGGCCATCGCGCAGCCGGTGAAGCAGTTGGAGAAGGGCCGAAAAGCCCTGCCAAGGCCGAAAAAGAGAGGTGACGCATGACCCGCCCCACCGACACCAGCGAATTGGGCCTGGAACGGCTGATCGTGCGCCATCTGGCGGGCATCAGCGCACATCCGCCCGTTGCGCCCAACACGGCGCAGGAGCCGGTGTCGGTGTATGGGCCGGGTGGCTACGTGCTGGGCCGGGCGAGTGACTACAACCGCGACGTGGCGCTGGACGTGGCGAAGCTGCTGGAGTTCTTGCAAGCCACACAGCCCAGGGCGGTAGAAACGCTGAATCTGGCCAGCGAGGGCATCCAGCGCACGCAGTTTCTGCACCGACTGCAAGGCGAGATCGCCAAGCGCGGCGTAGTGGACTGTTTGCGCCGTGGCGTGAGCCACGGGCCGGTGACGGTCGATCTCTACAAGCTGCTGCCCACGCCGGGCAACGCCGCTGCCAGCGAAGCCTTCGCCAAGAACATCTTCAGCGTCACCCGGCAGGTGCGCTACAGCAACGACTCCGGCAACGAGCTGGACTTGGTGGTCTTCATCAACGGCCTGCCGGTGTTGACCTTCGAGTTGAAAAATTCGCTGACCAAGCAGACGGTGGCCGATGCCATCGTCCAGTACCAGACCACGCGCGATCCGAAGGAGTTGCTGTTCCAGTCCGGTCGCTGCGTTGCGCACATGGCGGTGGACGACGCCGAGGTGCGCTTCTGCACCGAGTTGAAGGGCAAGGCCTCGTGGTTCCTGCCTTTCAACCAGGGCTGGAACAGCGGTGCGGGCAATCCACCAAACCCCAACGGCATCAAAACCGACTACCTGTGGAAGCAGGTGCTGGCGAAGGAGTCGCTGGCGAACATCATCGAGAACTACGCACAGGTGGTGGAGGACGAGGAGGAAGACGCCAGCGGCAGGCGGCGCAAGACCCGCAAGCCGGTGTTTCCGCGCTTTCACCAGTTGCGCACAGTACGTGCCCTGCTGCGCCGTTCGCGCGCCGACGGTGTGGGCCAGCGTTACCTGATCCAGCACTCTGCGGGCAGCGGCAAGAGCAACACCATTGCATGGCTGGCACACCAGTTGGTGGAGCTGAAGACGGCGGCGGATGCAATGCAGGCGCAGTTCGATTCGGTCATCGTCATCACCGACCGGCGTGCGCTGGACACCCAGATCCACAAGACCATCAAGGGCTACGACCATGTGGCCTCGATCCTCGGCCATTCGGACAATGCGCAAGAACTGCGCGACTTCCTGCGCCGGGGCAAGAAGATCATCGTCACCACGGTGCAGAAGTTCCCCTTCATCCTCGACGAACTGGGCGACTTGGGCGACCGGAAGTTCGCGCTGCTGATCGACGAGGCCCATTCCAGTCAGGGCGGCAAGACCACGGCCAAGATGCATCAGGCCCTTGGGGGCTCAGTGGGTGGTTCGGTCGGCGGCAAGACCGACGAGGAAGCGTTCGAGGAAGGCTCCACGCAGGATGCGGTGAATGCGGAAATCGAAAAGCGCATTGCATCGCGCAAGCTGCTGACCAACGCCAGCTACTACGCCTTCACCGCCACGCCGAAGACCAGGACGCTGGAGTTGTTCGGCGAACGGGTGACGGTGGGCGACAAGGTGCAGTTCCGCTCGCCGGAGGAACTGACCTACACCACCAAGCAGGCGATACAAGAGGGTTTCATCCTCGACGTGATCGCCAACTACACGCCGGTGGACAGCTTTTACCACGTCGCCAAGACCATAGAAGACGATCCGCAAGTGGACAAGCTGAAGGCGCTGAAGAAAATCCGGCGCTACGTCGAGTCGCACGACAAGGCCATTCGCCGCAAGGCGGAGATCATGGTCGATCACTTCACCGCGCAGGTGATCGGCGCGAAGAAGGTCGGAGGCAAGGCGCGGGCGATGATCGTCTGCAACGGTATCGCGCGCGCCATCGACTACTTCCGCGAGGTGTCGGACTACCTTGCCGAGATCAAGAGTCCGTACATGGCCATCGTTGCGTATTCGGGTGACGTCGAGATGGGCGGATCGAAGAAGACCGAGGCAGACCTCAACGGCTTTCCAAGCAAGGACATTCCGGCCAAGCTGAAGCTCGACCCGTATCGGTTCCTGATCGTCGCCAACAAGTTCGTCACCGGCTTCGACGAACCGTTGCTGCACACCATGTACGTGGACAAGCCGCTGGCGGGCGTACTGGCGGTGCAGACCTTGTCGCGCTTGAACCGGGCGCACCCGCAGAAGGCGGACACCTTCGTTCTCGACTTCGCCGACAACGCCGAAGCGGTGAAGGGGGCGTTTCAGGAGTACTACCGCGCGACGATTCAGGACGGCGAAACCGACCCGAACAAGTTGCACGACCTCAAGGGCGAGCTGGACGCGCAGCAGGTTTACAGCGGCAGCCAAGTGGACGACTTGGTGGCGCTGTATCTGTCCGGAGCCGACCGCGAAAAGCTCGACCCCATTCTCGATGTCTGCGTGGCCGAGTACGTCAGCAAGCTCGGCGAGGACGAACAGGTCAAGTTCAAAGGCAAGGCCAAGGCGTTCGTTCGCAGCTACGGCTTCCTCTCCGCGATCCTTCCCTACGGGCATCCGGCATGGGAGAAGCTGTCGATCTTCCTGAATTTCCTGACGCCGAAGCTACCCGCGCCGAAGGAGGAAGACCTCTCCAAAGGCGTGCTGGAGGCCATCGACATGGACAGCTACCGTGCGCAGGCGCAGGCGGCGATGAAGATGGCGCTGGACGACGCGGACGCCTTGGTCGAACCGCCGCCGCCCGGCGGTGGCGGTGGCAGTGGCGAGCCGGACTTGGACAGGCTCTCGAACGTGATCAAACAGTTCAATGACCTGTTCGGCAACATCGAGTGGCACGACGCGGACAAGATCAAAAAGGTCATCACCGAAGAAATCCCCGCGCGCGTGGCGCAGGACAAGGCGTATCAGAACGCACAGGCCCACTCCGGCAAGCAGAACGCGCGGCTGGAGCACGACCGGGCGCTGGGCCGCGTGGTGCTAGAGCTGCTGGACGACCACACCGAGCTGTTCAAGCAGTTCAGTGATAACCAGAATTTCAAACGCTGGCTGGCGGACATGGTGTTCGACTCCACCTATCGCCCCGGTGCAACGCCGCCAGCGCGGCCGCAGCCCGACGCTCCGGCGTGAGTGACATCCGAGGAGTGATGCAATGGCATTGAATCTGGCGAAAGTTCTGATTGCCTACTTGAAGGATCGGCCCGAGGAGAAGTTCACCGCAAGGCAGATCGCCGAGTGGGTGTTCGCCACGTTTCCGGCCGAGTGTCAGGCAAAGAAGGCAAGCAGCAAGTTCATCACCAACGATGCCGAGCTGGTGCAGCAGTTGGTCGCCGAGATCAGCTCGCAGCGCCCCGTCTTGCAAAAACGTCACCTGGAGTTGAAAACGACCGAAGGACGGCCGCGTAAGTACTACTACTCGGAGCGGACGGACAGTGCCGAGGTGGCAGCGGTCGAAAGCGCAGGAACGACGTCGGCAGCGGATGCGAGCGCATCGAAGGTCGACGAGCACGCCTTGTATCCGCTGCTGTCGCAGTATCTGTGGGAGGAGTTCGGTGTGTTCTCCAAACGCATCGACGAGAAGCGTTCGTCGAACAAGCGCGGCCCCAACGGCAACCGCTGGTTGTACCCGGATGTGGTCGGCATGGAAGATCTGGGCGCGGACTGGCACCAGGAGGTGCGCGACTGCGTTAACCAGTATTCCGACAAGCGCACCAAGCTGTGGTCGTTCGAGGCCAAGCTGCTGATCAACCGTTCGAACGTGCGTGAGTGCTTTTTTCAGGCGGTGTCGAATTCGTCGTGGGCCAATTTCGGCTATTTGGTCGCGGCGGAGATCGGCGGCACCGATACGCTGAAGGAACTGCGGATGCTGTTCGCCGCCCACGGCATCGGCTTCATCAAGCTGGACGTGGACAACCCTGCCGACAGTCAGGTGCTGATTCCGGCGCGCGAGCGCGACGAGATCGATTGGGACATGGCCAATCGGCTGGCCACGGAGAACCGAGATTTTCTGGAATACGTGAAGCTGGTGAAGCAGTTCTACCAGACCGGCGAGGCGCGCCCAGCGGACTGGGACGTTCCCGAACTGGACGATTGACCGCCTATTCCAGGTGGCCGACGACGTCGAGGCGTTCGTCGCCGCGCTGAAACGCGCCGAACCAGCCGTCACGCGAGTCGGCGCGGGTGCGGCTCACCAGCAGCGTGAACCCCTCGCAGCCGCGCCCTTTGGCGGTGGCGAAGTCGGTGGTGTCGAATTTGGCCTCGCGCACCAACGTCGTGGCCACCGACTTCATGGCCGATTCGAACAGGTCGAGCAGATGGTCTTGCAGGCTGGCGTCGATGTTGCGCGAGGTCACGTCGTCGATGACGGCATGCTTGAATCGGTTACTCATGGTCAATGCTCCGTGGTGGGTACGGATGTCATGAACGCGCTGTTCGAGATGGAAGCCAAGCGCATTCGGATGGAACGATCAGGTGTTGCGAAGTCGCCCAGCGCTGACTACTTGGCGGTGGATGCCATCTCGCTGACCCACGCCTGCAACGCCCTCAGTTGCTCGGCGTTCTCATGGCAGGTCTGGTAGTTGGCGGCAACGGTTGCAGCGACGGCAGAGAGCGCAATGCCTGCGGCGGCCGCATCAGCATCTCGGGCGGGCTCGGGCAGTCGACCTTCGGCGGCAGCGTCGTGCAGGCGCACAAAGCCACGGTTGATAGTGCAAGCAGCATCGGCTTGTACTGGCACATAGACGGGAATCTCCTTGATGATGGTGTCGCCGTTCTCGCGGACGATGCGGACGCGGTCGACGTACCGGGTGACGACCTTGACGGTGGCCTGCGCTTGTCGCTCGCGGACTTCGGCGGCCTGCAAGGTTTGCTTCTGGACGGCGGCGTCCCACCGGGCCTGAACGTGACCCGCGCCCTTGATCCAGCCGAAGCCGATCAGTGCGGCGGCGAGCAGGACGAGAGCCAGCCAGCGGTACGGCCACGGAATCAAGTTCATGGCGCTTCTCCGACGCACTGGCGGTACTCGGACTGCCGACGCGTGGCCAGTCCGCCGCACTGGCGCGCATTGGCAGGCAGCGCGCAGTCCTTACCCTGGAAGAAGCGCCAGCGCAGCAGCTCGGCACAGGCTCCGGCGTAGTCATCGGCGTTGAGTTTCCTCACCAGCGTGGACTGGCAGAACGCCCGGCTGCCGACGTTGTAGGAGAAGCTCACCAGCGCGTCGTACTCGTGCTGGGCCAGCGGCACGGTCACGCAAGCCTTCAGGGCACCCTCGAATTGCTGTACGTCGGTGAGCGCGCGGGCCAGCGCCTTCGGCGGCGTGGTGGTGTCGCCCAGCTTCACACCTGTGGTGGTGCCAAAGCCGATGGTCGGCACATCGCCCTTGACCGGGATCACCGCGCGGTCGGTGTAGCCCTCGTGCAGCACGATGCCGACCAGCGCGGCGGCGGAGAGCGTCAGCGCGGCCACGGTGCGCCTTTGCGGTGGCCGGATCATCGGTGCATCTCCGGCTGCGCCACGATACGTGCCACGGTCGCACCGATGCTGGCAGCGAAGGCCAGCAGCACGAATGCGCCCCTTGGCATAACGTCCAGCAGCACGTCGCCAAACAGCGGCACCACCACTTCCGCCGCCGTGAAGGCAGCGGCCAGCAGCGAGAAGCGAATACTCCAGGCCCGTCGCAACACGCGCCGCCAGTCGTCCAGAAGGCAGATCTTCGGCTTGGCGATCATTGGACGCCTCCCATCAACTTCAACTTTATGGCGGCCCCCACCAGCAGCGCGGCCAGGATGCCGGTGGTCACGACCTTGATGGTGGTCTGCCAAGCCGTTCGGCGGGCATCGCGCCACGCCTCCAGCAGATCGCGCAGTTCGCGGATGTCCTTCGCGGCGCTGTCGTTCTCCAACCCGAGGTGGGCGAGGCAACGCTCAGCTCCACGCTCGGCGGCACGGTCGAGTAGTTCGTCGAAGTCCTCGCGGCGCAGCAAGAGCATGTTTTCCACCAGTGCGGCGGGTTGATGTTCGGGTTCAGTCATTGCAGGTCTCCAGAAAAGCGAAACCCGCCTGATGCACGTGGCACCAAGGCGGGTTCAGGGGTGATCAGGAAGATGGGTTTCAGATTTCGATGATTTCCAGCGTCAGGCTGGGTGCGTCGCCTTCGATGACGTCGTCTCGCACGAACACCTTCTGGCCGATGGCGGCGCTGCCGCGCGCGCGGATCAGGCCACCACCGGGCAAGGCGACGGTCACGACGCCGGAGCCGACGCTCACCACCGTGCCCGCCTGCAATGGCGGATCAGGGATAAGTTGGCGGAACTGCTCGTAGAGGTTATGCATGGCTCTGCACCCCCAAGGTCTGCCAGACCTCCGGCATTCCTGCCTCGACTTGCGTCGAGCGCACGATGCCCAGCCTCGTCACGCTGCCGTCCTGGTACTCGACGAACGCACCCGGCTCGATGATCCCCGTCTCGGCCAGCACCGGCAGGCGCAGGCTCACCTCGATCTGCTGCCCCGTGTCGGCGAGCACAGCGATACCCCGCTGACGTGCCGCAGCGGCTTCGGTGATGAGCGCATCGACCACCATCGGCGCCAGCACATCGCCCGCCGTGCCTGCGCGCGTGACCTGACCGAGCACACCGACATCCTGCCCTGACACGAACACGCGGTTGTAGCCGGGCTTCTCCACCCAGCGCAGCGACTCGCGGGCCACGGCATCGACGGGCAGCACGAAGTCGGGCGTGACGGTGCTCCACTCCCACGGGGCGGCCGGATAGCGATGGCGCACGCGGATGCTCTGGTCGGACGGATGCGGGATCAGGTAGCCCCCGGCGGCGCTGGCAATCGCAACCAAGGCTTCCATCCACGTGCCCTGCTGGGTGAACACCCCGGCCGGGACATTCCAGTCCGTCAGGCCCCAATCGATGTTCCAGCCCAGCGGGATGCCGTTGAGCGTCAGCACGTCGTCCATCAACTGCCGCGCCGTGCGCGCCTGCGGTTGCTGGAAGTACATCACCGGCGCGTAAGGCGCGGCCAGCACAGCGTTGCGCCCACGGCCCGAGATGCGGATGCTGGCGTCGCCAAACACCCGCTCGCGGCTGATGCTCTCGGCCAGCACCCGGAAGGCTGTGCCGTTGACGCTGGCCACCAGTTCGACCGGGCCGCCGTTGCTGCCGGGCGCGACGAGGCTTTTTGCGGCGGCGGGAAGCAGTGCCTCGAAGCCCCACGTCCAGGACGCGGCATCGAGCGACAGCGAGAGATTGAACACCGGCACGGGCAAGCCATCGGGCAGCCGGTGCAGGGTCACGTTGTTGATCACGAAGTAGACCCTCCGGATGGGAACGACCACCGGCTCGCCATCGGGCGGCTCGATGTGGTTTTCGCAGAAGAACAGCAGGTGGGCACTGGCCGGAGCCAGCGCAGCGAACAGCAGGTGGCCGCTGGGCGTGTAGCAACGCGGCGGGTCGGGCGGCTCGGGGATCACCCACACGCTGATACCGGGCGGTGGCCGCATCGCGTCCTGGTACCGCCCGCGCCAGCCGACCTGTCGGCGGCTTGCGCTCTGGAAGTCTGAACCCTGGCGCTGCGTCAGCGGTCGGGCGTTCTGCCAGAGGGCGAGCCGACCGGCGCGCTTGCTGCGGTCACCGTCCTGATGCGCGAAGCGCGTGGCGTCGCGCAAACGGGTGGCGTTCTGGAACACGCCCGTCCGAATCTGCGCGATGGGCGTCGCGTTCTCGTGGGTGAACCCGGTTGCGCCGTGCAAGCGCGTCGCCTGCTGCTGGCCGGTGCGCCGCAGCAGCGGCGTGGCCACCAAGATTGGCGGCAGGCGGTGCGCGATGCCGTGAACCGACACACCCCCACGCTGCCACGCCGCGCCCCAGCCTGCGGGCGTCGCCGTCGCATCCTGCTGGCGCTGCGCTGCGCCGTCCTCGCGCTGCACGGCCTGTTGCCACTCGTGCGCCGTTTGGCCCACCGTCGGGCGCTGCGTGCGCGAGGCGTAGCGCACCTCGCTGGTGAATACCACGCCGGGCAGGCTGGCCACGCCGACGTTGAGCGGTACGCTCGGGCGCAGGATGAGCGTGCTGACCGTCAGGCCCGGCAGTTCTGCCAGCAACTCGGCTCGGGCCGGAGGGATGAACTTGATCACGACGACCGGCAGCGGCAGCGTGGCACGCACCGTCACATCGTCGCGCGGGGCGATGTAGTTCGCCCCGAACACCAAGTTGGCGTCGGCGGCCGCCGGTTGATCGAACAACAGATCGACCAGCGGGGGGCCGACCAACACGGTCGCGGCGGGCACGGGCAACGTGGCGACCAAGGTCACCTCGTCGGGAGCGGCAGGCACGGCTTACCCCAAGATGGCCGACACCATCCGTGCATCTCCACCGAGATACAGATTGGTGCTGGCCAGTTTCACGTCGCCACTGCCATCGGTGCCGCTGCAATCCAGATCCAGGGCATTGACCTCGTTGCCGTTGACCAGCCGGGCCCAGGTGGCGATGCCGGTGGCCGCAATCAGCCCATCCTCCTGCTGCGTCAGTGTGAGCAGCCCACCCGCAATCGTGCCCGCAGGCTTGGTCAGCCTGATCTCCACCAGCATCGCACTGGTCGGCGTCGTGGACGGCGTGGCAGGCCGCGTGCCACCGTAGATGCGCAGTCGCGCCGGGCTGGCCCCCGCGTCGAGGAAGGCCAAGGTGCCCGCCAGCCGCGCCTCGTTGTGTTCGACAGTGATGGCGACGGTCACGGCATCAACTCCGGGCGTAGGTTGTCCGCGATCACGGCGCGGTACATCTGCTTGTGGTCGTAGCTGACCACGGTGTAGCGCTGGGACAGATCGATCAGGTCGAACCGGTAAGCGCCCGTGGGGTCGCTCCAGGTTTCGGCCACCAGGACGCGGGTGTTCTCGCTGATGAGCTGCACCCGCCGCATCAGGGGCTGGTCGGGCTGCCCCTTCTCCTTGACCGTTCCGGCGATGAAGCCGTGGCCGCTGAAGTGGATGTCCTTGCGGCCGTTCGGAATCGGATGGAAGTGCCAGTCGTAGCCACCACCTCGGTTCCACAACTCCGAGTTGGGACTGTTCAAGCGCATCAGGTCGCAGTCGGCGTTGACGCCGATGTTGGCGGCGGGATCGGGCAGCACCGAGGTCGATCCACCGGCCAGCGGCAGCAGATCGTCGGCGGCGTTCACGCCCACCGCCGCTGGAAACGCAGGCAAGCCCGAAGGCGTGTCACCCGCAATGACGTGGACGCGGGCCGTGGCCCCGTACAGAAAGACGCCCGGAATCAGCTTGCCCCGGTAGGCAGCGTCTCCGACCTGGAACATCAGCACGCCACCGGCCTTGAACTGGATCAGGCGCGCCCACGGCACCCCGTTGGCATCGAAGGCCCCGACGATCACCTCGCAGCGCAGAATCATCCGTTGGCCGACGTTGAAGGTCGGGGCCACGTCGCCCAGACCGGCAATGGGCTTCGCGCCATCGTTGACGCCGCCCGTCACCGCTGCCCCGTCGCCGAAGCCGCTGTTCCAGCGGGAAACACTCCACCCACCGTCGAGATGGGCGAATCGGTAGCCCTCGGCACCGTTGCCCGTGGTCATCCACAGACCGATGTGCTTGCGGGCGCTTGGGTCGGTCAGGAGCTCGACATCGGCCTCGAACCAGAAGTCACCGTGCGCCGTCTCGTTGAAGCGCAGGATCGATTGGGCGTTCGGAGCCGAGAGGTCGATGGCCTGCTGGGCGCTGTTGTGGCTGGCGGACATGCTGCCCAGCACCGTGGTGTAGCCGCTCAAAGGGGCGGCGGCGAAGGTGTCGCTCAACGGGTAGGCCACGGATCACCTCCACGGCCCGGTGATGTCGAACGCGATCTGCGCGCCTTCGGTTTCCGAGCTGTACTGCGTCCTGACCAGCAGGAAGCGCTTGCCCGCCTGACCGACCACGTTGTCGACGATGGTCTGATCGCTATAGGGGCGGTCTTGGGGCATCCACAGCATCCCCGGCAGGATGCCGCGCATATGGCCGTCCTCTTGCCTCACGTAGGTGGGCAGCAGCCACAGGCTGTAGTCCGCCCCGTTCGGGAACGGCGTCGGGCCACGACCGCAGATCTGCTGGCCATTATTCGTGTTCAGGGAGGTCAGCCCGAAGCGCACCGGGTTGCCGAGCTGGGTGTGATTGCGCAGCAGCACCTTGCCCGTGAAGTCCAGCGACGAGACCAGACCGTAGCCGCTGAACTGCCCGGGATAGCTCCAGTAGTTGCTCATGCCCGAGTAGTTGTCGTCGGCAGCCAGCACCGTGGCGTAGTTGTCGCCCGGCTTGAAGCTCGTGATGTCGCCGAAGCAGTAGCAATTGCGGCCATACCAGCCGTAGCCCGCTGCATTGGTGCAGAACAGGAAGAACAGGCGGTCGTCACCGATCAGCACCCAGTTACGGCCACCTCCGCCGCTGTCGCCGTTGCTCTCGTACTGATTGCTTCGGGCGTGGAACCATTTGTACCAACCCCACTGGCTGGCAGTGACCTGCTTCCAGTTCTGCGTCGGGTTGTTCGGGTCATAGGGGGCCTGCGCGCCAACGATGGTGTCGATGTCCGACAGGTCTTCGACGATGCCGACGTTGGCCCACTTGGCCCAGCCCGTCGTGTAGTTGGGCGTCTTGAGGCTGTTGTCGATCAGCAGGATGTTCTGCGGCGACTGCGGGTTCTTGCTGCGGTAGGCGGCCTTGCTCGTTCCCGCGAACGGCTTCTCCCAGCCGAGTGAAGCCACCTTGGCACTCAGGTTCGTGGTCGTCGTCGCGGGCGACACCGGTGCTCCCGTCACCGCGTAGGTGAAGGCGGTCGTGGTCGTCGTCAGTACGCGGAACGATCCGTTGTACTCGGGCTGCTCGGCTCCTGCGATCTCGACCACCTGAAATGGCCGATAGGCGTGGCCGCTGGAAATGGTGGCCGTAGCGATGCCATCGGCGAAGGTCAGCGTGTCGATGGCCTTGAGGGCGAAGCCGTTGACGAGGCAGGCGTCGAGCATCGTCACCAGATCGCCCCAGTTGTTGGAGATCTGCGGCGCGCCGGTCATGCCGCTGTTGAAGTATTTGACGGTGAGGTCAGCCATTGCATTGATTCCTTATGGTCAAGGGGTGTCGACGTCGCCGCGAATCAGCAACGTGAAGTGGTCGTCGGGAACGGACTCCGGGCCCTGCTGGACGGTGCGCACCACCCACACCGGGAACTGGCTTCCGATGGTGTTGAAGCGCAGCACGTTGCCGGTGGCCCAGCCGTTGCCCCAGCCGAGCGCGGGCAGGCGGAAGTACGGCACCCCGGTCGCCGGGTTGTTGGGCGCGCAGTCGGCACTGGTGTTGCCGGTGGCGATCACGCCGACGTTCTCGCCGATGACCTCGAACGAGGTGCTGTTGGTCATCCGCACCACCCAGCGCTCGGTCAGCGCCCCGCGATTGCTGACCGTGATCGGGTACTGCGTGTGGTTGAAGGTGGCGGTGGCGGCGCTGCCCACCAACTCATCCGACCAGCCGCCGTTCCAGGTGCTCTGGTCGAACACGAGGTTCACGCGGGCGAACAGGTCTCCGGCCACCAGCGCACTGGAGACGAAACTGCCGGAGACCGGATCGCCGGGACTGGCCAGCGGATAGGCGTGCGTCAGAGGCCGCGTGAAGCTGATCTCGCCGTTGATCTGCACATCGCGCACCACGGCCATATCCTCGATGCGGTGCTCAATGGTCACCGGCTGGCTGTAGCCCGCCACGTTGGTGAAGGTAACCGTGCCCGCTTCCAGATCGGTGACGTAGCCGGTGTGGATGACCACGCCGTCGTTGCCGACCACGCGCACCCGCGACAGGCGCACCCGCGCGCAGTCGATGGTCTGGCCGTTGCTGACCGACGTCGTGATGCGACCGGTGTGGCCGACCACCGCAAAGCCACCGGGCCGGAAGATCGGCACCCGCCCGTCGCTGGGCAGGCGCACTGGGTCGATGCCCAGCAGCGCCGCGTCCAGGGGCAGATAGCTGTAGGCCACGGCGCTATAGCGCAGGCTGGAGGCCGCCACCGGCTCGGGCCGGAAGATCTTGCCGTCAGCGCGGACGTTCTCGGCATCGAACCACGGCTCCGTCTCGTTGCCCGCCGCCGTGACCACGGTGCCAAAGCGCACGCGCACGAGGCCGGTGTCGTAATCGACATTGCCGCTGACGCCGGACGCGCTGATCGTGCCGTCGATGCCTGCCGTCACGGTCTGCGTGCCACCCACGGCACGGGCGAACTGGATGGACAGCGATCCCGGGCGCAGCGGCGCGGCACCGGTGCGGAACACGTACTCGCTGGATATGTTCTCGCCAACGGTGGTCACGCAACTGGCGCGCGTGATGCTGTTGGCCGCGCCCGCCGACCAGGAGCTGAGCGTCACCGCGCCCGAGAGGTAGTTGATGCTGCCGCGCGTGATCCAGCCGCTGGGCGTGAACTCACGCAGCGTGCCCTGACCGTTGTCGCCCCAGGGCTGGCTGCCTGCGATGGCGAGCAGCACCGTGCCGGTCACCACCTGCGCGTTCACGCCCGGCACCAGCCGAAACGACGGGCTAAACGCGAACGTCTCGCTGTGGTTGCTGGTCGAGCCCGCGCTGTTGTAGCGCAGCTTGACGTAGCCGGACTCGTCGTTCGGGTACAGCGACGGTGCATCCACGTAACTGATGCCGCCGTAGTTGAGGCGGAACATCTGGCCCACGCCCGCAGCCCAGCCGAGGCGTTGCGCGCCATAGACGGGGCTCGGAATCTTGACCGTGACGTCGGGCTGGAACTGCACCGCCCCGGTGGCGTAGTTGACGCTGCCGATGACGACGCCGGAGCGCAGCACGTTGCCCGCACCATCGTCGCGGGCGTATTGCGTGGGATCGACGCCGTTCCACAGGCCCAGCCCCATCGCCTGAATCTGCTGCAACGTGTAGACCCCGAGCACGGCGGTGTCGGTCAGGGTGTTCCATTCGATCTCCAGCGAACCCGGCTCGATGGAGCCCAGGGTCGCGGTCACCGGCACCTTGCCCTGACCGTCGCGCGAGGGGTGCGCGAAGCTGTCTTCCTGCTTGGGGCCCGCGACGTAGTCCACCGTCAGCAGCGCGCCGACAGGCGGCAGCACGTTGGGTGCGAAGCTCAAGAGGTTCTGCGCGACGTTCAGATTGCCGGTGGCGGCTCCACTGAGCATGCCGGAGGTGGCGGCGGACGCCGTGCATGTGCCGGTGCCGCTCTCGTGCGGCCAGGTGATGGTGAGCGTTCCCGGCTGCACACTCTTGCCTTCTGGCGGGGCGAGCTGCAAGGCCTGCGAGATCTTCAGGGCGGCGGTCGGCTGCTGCGTTTCCTGCGTCGGCACATTCCACGTCAGGATCAAGGACGAGCCCACGTCGGGCAGCGCGCCCAGCGTTACCACGAAGGCCCCGGTGTTCTTGTTGAAGGTGCCCGCGCCGTAGCTGGCGTCCAGCCCCTTGAGCGAGCCGTTGCCACCATCCGACAGCACGTACCAGCGGCCCTGCGCCATGTAGCTGATGGAAAGCGTGCCGGGCTGCGGCACCGGGTTCACGGTGCCGACGTAGGACTGGCTGCGCGACTCCGGCGTGACCGCGATCTCCGAGCTTTGCGGCGCGCGCTGCAAAGACGCGGCGGGCGTGTAGGTGATGGACTTCGCTGAAGACATCGAGCCCGAGTTCAAGCTCAGGATGCCGTTGGCGTAGTCGATGGTGCCCAGCGTGCCGCTGGCGGTCTTGAGCAGGCCCGCGTCGTCGAAGATCGTGACGCCGTCGGTGACGATGGACAGCGATCCGGGCAGGCAGCCGCCCGGCAGATTGAACTTGAGGGTGGTGTTCCAGGCGTGGCTGGCCGTGTAACTCACGGGTGCCGCGCCCGGCACCGGCAAGCCCGCTGCGGCATACGGCGGCACGAACGAGATCGGCGTCTCGGTCTGGGCGCTGGGCACGAGCTGCGTGTAGATGGACGCGCCCTTGAGGGTGAAGTCGCCCACATTGGCCGCTTGCGTCAGCGGCACCACGCCGACGTAGGTGCCCGCATCGGCGACCACCGTGTCGCGCGTTCGGGTGGCGTTGTTGGCGCGCGTGAAGGTACGCGTCGCGGGCGAGCCGGTGAAATCGAAGCGCAGCGCGTCGCTGATCGCCACCGTGACGACCGCCGCCTTGTAGTCCTGGTCGGTGTTGTAGGTGAAGGTGCGCTCGACCACCGACACGGCGGTGGCGCGGATGTACTGCTCCTTCTGCGTCGGCAGGCCTTCGTTCTCGATCAGGACGAGGGTCTGGCCGACGTTGGGCACGGCGTCGCTCGGGCGCTGGAACAACTGCACCACGCGCTGGCCCGCGATGTGGTTCTCGAACAGATAGCCCGCCCACTCGGGGCCCTTGTTGAGGTAGGCCTCGATGCGGGTCTGCGCCTGCTCGCGGGTGTCGAAGGTCTTCTTGGTGGAGAACAGCGTGACGCTGACGCGCGCGTCCTGCGGCGGCTCGGCCACGATGACGTTGGCCCCGAAGTAGGTGTCGGTGTCGTCGGTGGCCACCTGCACGAAGCTCTTGCGCAGGTTGACGCGGCCTCCGGCGCGATCCAGCTCGGAGATGTCGGGGAAGATGGCATTCGAGACGCCGTCGGCGATCACGAGGCCCGTGGGTGCGCCGCCGCCTTCGGGCACGTCCGCCATCACGGCGGACTTCAGCAGTTTCACGTCGCCGGATTGAATCGGCATCTCAAATCTCCAGGAATCGAAGGGTCAGGCGGTAGAAGTCGGAGCCGGATCGCGCCGGAATGCCCAGCACGGGTTCGGCCTCGATGGCTGTCTCCGCGTGGCGGAAGGCGACCGTGAAGACGCGGCCATCGGTGAAGCTCAGTTCGAAGCGGCCCGTGGTGCCGCCCACCGGGATCGCCGCCCACGCACGCAACTGCTCGACGGTGGCGCGCGTCACCCACGCCATGTCGGGTGCGCCCGCCAAGGTGATCGGGCGACCGGCCTGCCGGGTGGCGGACTGGATCAACAAGGCACCCGTGATGAGGTAGGACGTGGACGCCACGGCGGGCGACCACGCGTGCTCGTCGCTCCACAGCAAGTCGTCGGGCAATGGCAGAGACACCCCGGTGGTGAGGTTCTTCAGTTGCATCGGGAAATCTCAGACGAAGAAACAGGAATGCACGGTCAAGACGTGCGGGTGCGGGCCGTGGCCAGCAGTTGCAGAAGGCGGGATTCGTCGCGAGCGTCCACGGTGACGTTGACCGTGCTGTGGCCTGCGGCCAGTTCCACGCGCACGGTGCGCGCGGGGCTGGCATCGGACAGCTGCGGGCGCGCGAGGTTCGCGGCTGCAGGCTGCACCAGGCCACCGGTGGCAAAACCCTGGATGCTGGCCAATGCGTTCCCGGCCAGCACCCGCGCTGGGGCGCTCAGGTTGTTGATGGCCTCGAAAAAGCCCACACCCAGGCGCGCCACCGCCGAGCGGTTGACCACGTATTCGCCCGGCGTGAGCATCGCGGGCACGGTGTCGGACTTCGACAGCCCGCCGCGCCGGTAGAACTCGCCCTGGTTCTCTTCCATGTAGTCGATCAGCTCGCGCTCCAGGTCTTGCTTGCTGTTGTTCATGGCCCATTGCCAGCGCTCGGCAATCGTCGTCAGCGCCCCCTTCTCCCGGCTCGTCAAGGTCTTGAGTGCCTCCATGCGTTCGAGCACAGGCTTGTCCAGGTTCCACAGCTTCGACCAGTGATTGCGCGTGGCCTGATTGGCAATCGGACCGCCCCAACTGCCGGTGTTGATGCTCTGCATGCCCAGTTCCATCATCTTTTGCGCCTGGACGACTTCGCGGTTTTTCTTGGGCGTTCCACCACCCACAAAGCCACCGGTGGCAAAGCGCGCGACACCACTGGCCAACCGCGAGAGCGCGCCGCTGCCGTACTTCTGCACGGCTGCCTTGCGGATCACGAAGGCACCGGCGTCCAGCGTGCGCGGCACGGTGTCGTGGTGGCCGGAGCCGGGCACCGAGCCACCGCTCATCCGGGGAAAGGCCGGAGCCACCGCGCCACCGTCGGCAAAGTGACGGACACCACCACCCGCGCCACCGACCAGACCGCCCGTGGCATTGGTTTCCACCTTGGTCACATAGATGGTGTGGGTGCTGGAGGTGTTGCGCCCGTTGAGGCTGTCGATCTCCGCGCGTACCGCACCGACGTTGCTGGCCACCTGATGCTGAGATTCGGTCTGAATGCGATCCAGCGCCTTGATCATCCCCTCGACATTGGTGATGGCCGCCTGCGCCTTCTCGGTCGCCACCTTCAGCTCGAATTGCGCGTTCTGGTCGGCGTAGGTCTTGAGCTTGTCCAGCGCTTCCTTCGCCTTGGACACGTCGGCATCGACCGGCAGCGTCTTGCCTTCCTTCAGGAGCGCCTCGTATTCCTTGAGCTTCTTCTCCGCTTCCTGCAGGTCGGCCTGGATCTGGAGCAGGTACTCCTTTTCCGCCAGGGCCTTGTCCAGATCGGCGATGGCCTTGTCGAAGCGCGTGGTGTCGGCGTCGAGCGTGACCTTCAGACCGTCCTTGAGCTTGGCGGTGATGTCGTCGATCTGGCGTGTGGTCTCGGTCAGCGTGCGCTGAATCTCATCGCGTGCGATGATCGCCGAGCGTGCCGCCGTCTGGTGCGCCTTCGCTTCGGCGTCCAGCGTCTGGTTGAGGATTTCCTCGGACTGGCGGATGCGGTCGATGGCGTCGCGCACGCCCTGTTTGCCTTGCGCGGCCTGCGCATCGGCGTCCTTGGCCTTCTGCGCCAGTTCGGCGCGCAGCTGATCGGCCTGCCGCATCAGGTCGGCGGCCTGCTGGTATTCCTGCCTGCGGTAGGCCTCGCGCGACTGCGCTTCCAGTTGCGTGACCTGTGACACCGCCTGTTCGGACTGCTTGCGCGCTTCCTCGCCGCGCTTGGCCTCGTTGGTCTGGCTGGTGGCCACCTGCGCGGCCATGTCCATCGCCTTCTGCGCGAGCTGACGGGCAAGCTCCAACTCGCCGTTGGCCAGCGCCCGGCGCGCCTGCTCCTGCATCTCGGCGATCTGGCGCTTGCGATCCTCGGTGGCCTCGTACTCCGTCATGCCCTGACGGCGGATGTCGCGGATGCGCTCCTCCGTGGACATCGACAACTGGCGCTTGGCTTCCTCGATGCGCTGCACTTCGGCCAGATGCCGGTTGGCTTCGGCGTTGAGCGCGTCGATGTGCTGGCGGTACTCGGAGAGCGCCTGCGTCAAGGTCTGGCGCTTGGTGGCGAGGATGTCGTTCTCGACCCGCTGCACGTTGGCGCGGCGCTCTTCCTCGGTCTGGCCTTGCCGGGCAGCGGCGTCCTTGCGCGCCTGCGTTTCCTGATCGATCAGGCCGAGCGTCTCGGTCGTGGCCTGACGGCGCAGGGTGGCCTGCTGCGTCAGCGCCTCGGTGAGCAGCTGGGTGGATTTGGTGATCTTGGCGGTTTCGGACTGCTGGGTGAGGTCGAGCGCCGCCTTCTCCTGCTCGTAGCGGTTCTTCACCGCCTGCACCTGCTGCGCGAGGCTGGCCTCGACGATGGAGGTCAGCCCCTTGTAGGCCTCGGCCATCTTGGCGGTGGCGTCGTTGACCACGCCTTGGGCCTTGCCCACCGCCTGTTCGACCTCGCCCAGCCGGGACTTGAGCTTTTCCAGCGCGGCGTGCACCGCCTCGATGCCGCGTCCGACCGCTTCCTGCGTGCCCTGGCGCACGGCTTCGAGCCGCTTGGCGATCTCCTCGGCGGCGGTCGCGGCGGTGTTCATCGCGCCCTTGGCCGCGTTCGCGCCTTCGGTGGCGTCGGCGTACATCTCGGCGAAGATGCGATTCATCTCCGCGAGCCGCTGCTCGTGGCGCTTCGTGGCTTCGGCGATGGTGTCGGAGCTGAAGATGGCTGCGAACACTTCCCACTGGAAGCGCAGGTGCTCGATGCCCTTCATCAGCACCTCGACCATGAAGATGCCCGCCTTGCGGACGATCTCGAACTTCTCCGACAGCCACGTGCCGATCTCCCAGCCGATGATGGCCGCGCCGAGGACGCCGAAAGCCACGCGCAGCTTGCCCACCGGGGCGATGGCATTGGAGAGCGACAGGTTCGCCGTCGCCCACGCCGCCGCCGTGGTGCTGGCCGCCGTCACTGCTGCCGCGCCCGCCGTCTGCCACGCGATGATCAGCGCCGGGATCAGGCGGTAGACCAGCACCGCGAGCCCGACCTCGGCGATGCGCCCCAGCCACTTCATCACCGTGTCCAGATTCTCCGACAGCCACGTCAGCGCCTCGGCGAACCTCTTGGTGAAGCCGGTCGATTCGTCGAGTTTGCTGATCCACTGGCCGAAGGCGTTCGACAGGCGCGTGAAGGCCTGGCTGACGGTCATCGGCAGTTGCGCGTACTCAGCGGCCAGCTTGTCCTTCTGGCTCATCAGCGCGTTGACCACCACGTCGGCGGTGAGCCGCCCTTCCTCGGCGAGCTTGCGCAGCCGTCCGATGGGAACGTTCAGGCCATCGGCGAGCGCCTTGGCCAGACGCGGGCTGTTCTCGACGACGGAGTTGAATTCCTCGCCGCGCAGCACGCCCGAGGCCAAGGCCTGCCCGAACTGCAGCAGGGACGACTGCGCCTCGGTGGCCGATGCGCCGGAGATGCGCAGCGCCTGCGAGATGCTCTCGGTGAGCGAGAGCGCGTCCTTCTGCTCGCCGCCCAGCATCCGCACGGCCTGCTGGAGCTTGCCGTAGAGCGTGGCCGTCTCCTGGATCGGCACGCCGATGCGCTGCGCGATGGCGAACAGCTCCTTCTGCGCGACCGCGTATTCGCGCTGGCCTGCGGTGGCGAGCTTGAGGCGCGCGGACATCATGTTCCAGGCGTCGGCGATCTGGACGATCTCCTGCACCTTGCCCGCCGCCCAGTTGAGGGTGAGGAAGGCCAGCAACTGCGTCTTGGCCTTGGCGACCTGATCGCCGAAGGCGTTCATTCCGGCCTTGACCTCGGCCATCCCGGCGGCGGCCTTGTCGCCTGCGGTCTTGGCGCTGGAGCCGAACCCGCCGAGGCTGCGTTCGGCCGAGGTGATGGCGCGTTTGAGCCCCTCGTCGGCCCCTTCGAGCGCGACGAGGATGGAAATGCGGTTCGCCATTTCAGTCCACCAACCGCAACTGCTTCTCGATGCGCGCGGAGAGGCGCGGGATGCGAGCGGCGACGATGCGCTCGACGTTCAGGCGCTTCTTGAGCACGACCTTGGGCACCAGCACGGCGATGGGCACGTCCGCGCCGCGCTTGAGGCGCTTGACGCCCTCGGCCTTGCGGTAGCGGCGCTTGAAGCCCGACAGTGGCCGGTCGTGTTCCTTGATGTTCTCGGCCATCAGCACGATGTTCCCCTTGGCGTTCTTGATGAAATAGGCATTGCCGCCGCGCATCAGCTCGGCGATCTGCGCCTTGAAGCGTTTGCTGCCCACGCGCCCGTGCAGCGGGATCAGCATCCGGCCACCGATGACGCCGCCACGCTCGTGGATGCCAGACCACGGGATGCGCGAGCCGACGTAGAGCGCGGGCAGCCGACTCCGATCCTTGTCCAGCACCTTGGCGGTGAAGCCCTTGACGAAGGACTTCTTGACCACCGCCATCTGGCCCGCGACGTGGCTGCGCACGTCCTGCTTGAGCTCGGCGGCCTCGCTGGCGATGCCGCGCGCGACCGCCTGCTTGACCTTGTCGCGGAACTCGCCGCCCCAGCGGCGCAGTTGCGCCTGCGCGGCCTTGCTATCGATGCGAACCGAGATGCGCATGGCTGATTGCCTGATCGGTGAGCCTGTCGAGGGTCTGGTCAAGGTGACGGGCTTCGCCGCGTGCGCCGATGGCGATCAGCGAGAGCAGCCGCGCATCGCGTGCGGCGTCCTCCCGCGCGGCGGCGGCGGCGAAGCCGCGCACCTGCGCCAAGGTGTAGCCGAAGATGTCCGGCAACCGGTGGCCGTGGGCGATCAGGTGCTGGACGGTGTCGAACCAGCCGTGGCCATTGCTGCCGTCGCGCCCGTCTGCGCGATCAGCCCGTCGAGCCGAGGCATCACCGTCCGGGTAAAAAAATCGGCGTTGACCTCGATCACCTTGGCCGCGAGCAGAATCGCCTCGTCGGCGGCCAGCTCATCGACCCACGCGCGCGGTTTGCCGACGGCAATCGACACCGCCGTCAGCAGGTCGTCGCCGCGCTCGCCGAACAGCGCCAGCCAGTCGATACCATCGCCTCCGATCTGTTGCATCACCGGCGTGATGGCGCGCAGGAAGGCGGGCATCTGGCCGACCTTGAGCGGCTTGATGGCCAGCGGCTCGCCGTCGATGACCAGTTCCACCGCCTGCGGGATGAGGGTTTCCAGATCGCTCATGGCAGCCCCCATCACAGTTGCACGATGCGGCCGAACTGGCCGAGCACCGCGTCATAGGGTTTGGTGGTGTCGGCCAGCAGCGAGCCTTCCAGCTCGAACTTGTTGTACTCGTCCGAGATGAAGGAGATCTCCTTCAGCGGATCGAAGGCCACGCGGTACAGCTCCACCAGCACCTTGGCGTTGCCCTGCGCGGTGTTGACGCCTTCCAGGCGCAGGAACCGTTCGGGCAGCGCCTGCGTGAAGATGCCGATCTCGGTGGCAACACCGTAGCTGTAGGCCGCCTTGAACGGCGCGGTGAAGCCGGTGGTATCCAGAAACTGGAGGGCACCGAAGTCGGTGTCGGCGGTGTAGTGCGTGCCTGCGGTCAGCGTCGCGGGCGTGCCCGCCGAGTCGGTCACCACCAGCGCCGACACCTTCGGGTGCGCG